ATGGGTCTATCACTGATATAGCTGTTGTACAGTCGCTGACGGCGTTCAACGGATGTGCCTTTCATGTTTGCTTCAATCCAAGAGGCAAGCTTGGTCCAAAAATCGGTTTTGTAGAATTCCGGGTTGGATTCCTGCTCAGGAAGCGGTTCGCCGTTGAATTCTGCCACAAGGTCAGGACGGTTGAGCAGCCACGCACCATTGTTAAAGGCATCGGGGTAACCCGCATCGCCAATAACATAGTCCTTGATGCTGTCATAGCTATAATCGATATAATGACGCTCTACATCCTTACAAAGCGTATCATAATCGAATGACATAGCGAAACGGTCGATGTACTTGAGTGGATGCACAATCATATCCTCACGAATCTGACTGACCAGCATCTTGTGTTGAAGCTCCTCAACCTTCTGCCCGAGGGAACGAACACGAACATTGTCATCGACAAGTTTAAACTCATTGATACCAACAAGTTTTTTCCGGCCTTCGATAATGTCCTGGCAAACATACCTTTTTTCTTCCTCGTTGCCACCCATCATGCAGGAGAGCAGCAGCTCCTCACACTTTTTATACGGCTTGTCCATATTCCAGAACCAGTCACGTGCAATGGCGGTGAGGAACTCACCATCCATACTGAAATGTAGTTGTTCACCCATGTTGGGTAACCTCCTCAATTGTTATGTGTTGTTCTCGACAAAGTCTTCGCATTCCTCGCTGGTCAAAACCACGCCAAAATAGGCAACACGCTTGACGGTGGTTTCCCACACGCGAACGGTGCGTGCCATTGGCTGAACGACCCAGGAATGACAGCGCCAGAGCCCGTCTTCGGAAAGAGCATACCCCGTTGCAATAAAGCACCGGTCTTTGTTTTTATACCAAAGCCGTGCAGAATTGTAATGGCACTGGCAATCCTGGCCTTTCCTCATATAGCTGCTGCCATAAAAGAACCGACCGCGTTTGAGGATTTTTGGGGCGTCTTCGTCAAATTCCGTCATGCAGACTTCATCCCCGCCAAATGTGAGGATTTTGTCATGCAGCTTCTTCATAGCATCGAGCGTTTGAGTATCGAAACCAGAAGAGGTGTTGTAAATCTGGCTTTTGGTAAGCCGCATTTTCCAATCCTCGTTCATTGGGTTCCAATGAATCGGCGCGGACATCTGGTCAGGAGTCGTAATAGGTTCCAGACTGTTCCAGCCTTTCGTGCTCATTCCAACCCCTCCTCACGAGAACGCAAGCAACTCAGAATCTTTGAGTGCAGTTGATAGCGATTATCGCCGCTTGGCACGGAGTTACCGAGGTTTTTGGATACGAGAAGTTCGTCGAACGCCTTCAAAATTTTAGAAGTAATGACCGGCTTTCCCTGCGCACTCATGTGACTCAGCCAGAACTCGACATCCTCAACGAGATGCCAATATTCCATGCCATACAACATCGCGCCGCTTTCGTTTACTTTTCGGTCTTGCTCCTCGTCTGCATCGTCACACACAATATAGACACCGTTTTCGTCGAGATAGTTTTCGAAGACGTCGCAGATATCGGAGGCAACAGAACGGATATCGGAATTTGCCTTCACCTCAGGTTCAGGCTGGGCGGCTTCAACTTTGTACTCGATACTGTCGTGACGAAGTGACTCTTCGATGCCATCAAAAACGATGTCCGCGCAGTCGTTATCATCCCGACACGCTTCGAAAATGTTTTTGACGGATTCGATTGCCTCTTTGGAATCGGAGTTTCCCTCAACAGAGAACTCCAAAGGAACCAAGGCAACAACTTTGTATTTATTCTTCATGATTTTTTCTCCTTAGTTTAACAGGATGCCGCAGCATTTGTTCAAGGCAAGTACGCTTGCAGCGAGAACAGCAACCTTCTCAAAGGTAATGCTCTCCGCAATTGCACAGACGCTCATAACAATGAGCAGAACAGCTGCCACAGCAGATACTATTACTATCTGACTCTTGATGCCGGTTTTCATGAGCTTTTTCTCTTTCTGTTTATGCCCTTATCGGAGCATATCAATGATTTTTCCAACCAACTCATCATTGGTCACGAACTGATTACGTCCTTTTGCACCGAGCGATACAGAGGAGTAATCTTTCATACTGGCGGCATAGCGAACCAGGTTCTTGTCAGACAAGGGCTGATAGCAACTCTTTTCAGTGCTGACGTAAACGCACTTATTGTTGAGAACGTTCTGAATGTGGCCAGAGCAGTCAACACGCTTACCGTTGATGATGATGTTGTGTAGGTTATGGGTTAGCATAAGGTCTTTGCTTTCGGTTTCTTTTACCTTTAACTGGTTCAAGAGTTTTCGGGACAGATAAACGGTTGTTTTCATTGTGATTTCCTCCTAATTCAAATGAAGTATTTGTAAGCGGCAGTTAAGCGTTTGCGGTACAGGTCTAACGTGGTCAGCCCTCCTGCATAGACTTTGCGGGAAGAGATTATCACGTTGGTTCCTGCTTCCATATGGGAGAAGAACATCGAAAGGCAATCTTCCAGGCTGTCGCTTGTAGTGAGAGTTTCGTACACCGGATATGAGTATTTGGCGGCCTTGCTGTATGTGCTATTGAGCTCATACACGAAGAACATCACCTGTCCCGTAACGGTGTTGGGGTCATAGCCATTGCCATAACACCAGTTGAAAAGGTCTGTCTTTCGGCTATAAGTCCATTGCAGGAGTCCATAGCCGCCATCCGAAGGGTTTTCGGCCGAGGCTTTAAGACCGCTTTCCATCGACATGCAGCCCATCACTGCGGCAGTACCGGCCTTTGAAAGGCCAGCGGACCGCAGAGCTGTGTAGATTTCAAGCTCATTGTCGTTGAGATTATCTGGGATTGTTTCGGGTTTCGGTTTGGCTTCTTCGATGGCTGCTTCTGCGGTCTCAATCCGTGGTTCCGGTTCTGCAGCATCGGAAGATTCGACCTCAGCAGTTATAATTTCCTCCTGCGCTTCTTCGGAAGTTTCCGTTATCGGGAACGCTTTATCGAGCTCATTCACCGTTTCAATGGGAGTGGAAAAAGCGATAGGTTCGGTTTTGGGAGCTATGTTTTCCTCTGCGTGTGCAGGAACAGAAAGCATAAAACCCATGCAGGCGATGATGGTAAAAATACACATCACCGCGACGACAACCAGGACATGCTTGTTCCGAAAAATGCTGTTATTATTCTTTTCGACTTTCATTTTGTGACTCCTTTTATGTGTCTTTTCCTTGTAGCGGAAGATTGTGATTTGAGATTTGTGGTTTGTTTTGAATTCCTCCTTTTTCTGTAAACAAAAAAAGGCAGGCCCATCATGAAGATGAGTCTGCCTTGAATGAGAACAGAATTATGAATTGTACGAGCACGCGGTGTGCAAAGTAGATGTTATCTGTCGTACAACTTTAATACTATGGAATTCGCAAGGATGTGCAAGAGCTTTTGATGTGCTTCTTTTTCAGGCTTCGTTAAGCCATTTCTGAGTGATATCCATGATTTGATTCTGAAATTCCGGGTCCGGCAAGGTTTTGCTGTCTGCCCAAATTGAGTTACGGACGATTGGGTAATTGTATACAACGCCGTCAACGATATAGGGCCAAAGCACCACTTCGCCGCCCACAAGCCAAAGTTTCTGGATTTTGACGGGTTTCTCGTATCTTGTGAGCCAGCATTCACTGGTCACGACAGAATCCGCCACATATTTCTGTGTTTCTTCCTCGGTCAAGAGATTCGGGTCTTCGTCCTTGATGTTGTACATTCGGACAATGAACGGTAACGGCATGTCCTTGGAGTATTTTTTGTTCTGACGCAGCTCAGCGAGCAGGAATTTTGAGACAAAATGCGCAATGCCGATGCTGGTCAGGCAGTCGTCAAGGGTATGCCCAAGACAAATTCTTGGGATTTCCTGGTCCTCCCCTTTCATCCGATTCGTTGGTATCTGCGGAACAACATCGTCCGGCAGGCATCCGGTGTCTGCCATGATATGATAAAGAATCATTGATGTTTCCTCCTGAAATAGAAAAAATAGCAGGCCCTCAAGAATCGAGAGTCTGCTTTGTTTGCACGATTTATTCTATCGTGCAGTAGATGTTTTGCTTGGTCCGCACACGCAGACAGCCCAACAGGCATCGTTCAGAACGTCTTGTCGTCAGGAACTAGCAGATACATCCAGGACTGTGGTGCTCGCTTAACGCCGAGCTCTCGCAGCGACATATCCATAGATTGGACATCAGAAACGTTCCAGCAATAAAGAGTGCCGGACTTATTGCCGTATGCAATCAGCTCATTTGCGGTAAGGCAGCTGTCCTTCACGAATTGAGCGGTCTTTGCGGTCACTTCCGTACCAATAGCATATGCCGGAAGCTCACGCAGGCAATCGAGTGTATTGATGTCACGGCAAACAAATGCGGCAGTCACTTTTCCAGCACCACCGTTAGCTTTGGTTTCGTAGCAAAATACTACAAAAGGATAGCTAATTTCCCACGGCATAGTTTTTCGGACCTCAATAGTCTTTTCTCCGCTCAGAATTTTTTCAAGCCATTGCTTCTTGATGCTGAGAAGAACGGCTTTATTCGAGTTAATTTCAAGGGCTTTATTCATATGTCAACAACCTCCACCTGAAGGAGGGGCTTAAAATCCCGCAGGATTCCAATAATTCTCACTCAATGGATTTTTACAGCACGGTTCCGTCCGTGCGACCAAGTATCTATGAGCTTTCACCGCTGTTGCGGGCGGCTTAGCGGGAGTGAGGAAATTGGATTTATGCGGGATATAATCCCAACAATCCAACATTACGTATGTTTATAGCGGCATTGTGGTCGCGGTTATGTGTTGTACCGCAGCCACTGCATGTCCAACTTCTGTCTGCCAGTGTAAGGTCATCTTTTATAAGACCACCATTTCTTAAACTATGTATGCATCACAATGCTGCTTTTTCCAGTACAGGTCATCGATGATATCCGAAAGGTACTGGTTTTGCTTTAAGACGAAAAACGATACCGGATTATGCTTTACGATGAAACCAAGTCCCGTTCGTTCATCGTAAATATCTTTCATGTGGTTCAGCCACTTTGAAAAATTTTTGATATGGGAATTATCTCGAAGTATAAACCTGCCGAACCATTGCTGCTTAATGATTTGTCTTTCCTTTGCTCGCTCTTTGGATTCTTGTTCATTCCATACGATATTGTCAGGTTCGACAATTACATAGGGAATCTTCTGCCTATCCATTTCGTCTATGACGGATTCCGTTTGGCAAACGAAGATAAAATCATATTTTCCTGATTTTGCCTCTTTCATGAAGCTATTTATGTATTCTTTTTCCCATCCGGCAGTTTTTTCATAAGTAGAACTATCACTATCCCGCATTGAATAGCCATATTTGTTTTGGTGATTCGCGAGCCATGTTTTTCCGCAGCCCGCAAATACGCTTACGACCATTGTTCGTCTCATCAATCAGGGCAATTCCTTTCTTTGAAAATAAAATATATTTTGTATGGCAACAAAGACCATAGCGACTATGAAAGCACCACTACGAATAGAGGCGCTCTGGCAGCTAAAAAGAAGCTGCTCACTCCTCCGAAGAGGGTAAAAATCCTTCCCCAAGGTCATAAACGGTTTAATACAGCCACACCTGTCGGCTTTGCCTCAGCTTTACGTGATGTGTTGTCTTAGAGCGTGCAGTTAGGATTAACGCCACACGGTAACTATCTATTCGCTTATAACGGAGTGCTCGAAGCACTTATGGTAGTCAACATATCCTTACGGACACTTCTAAAGTGCAGACTTGCCGGAGCAAGCCTGCGACTTTAGTCGTGGGTTATTGACTTGTTTTTGGAGCGTCACCATTTATGGAACGGGTTCAGAAGTCCGGGACGGTATTCGTTATCGACATACATCTTGATGTCGTTATCGTCCAGGGCATCCAAAATGTTCATCCAGCATTCCGCTTCGACGTGCATCTCGCCGTCCATTTTCAAGGCCCTGTCGCACTGAACTAAGTCTGCGCGAAAAGAATTCACATAGAAGCAATCTTTTGCGGCAGCCGCGAACCTGGTAAAACTGTTCTTGGTATTTGTGGTCATAGTATTCATCCTTTCTGAAATATTTTTGTTTCTAATCAATACATACAAAAAAAGAAGCAGGCCCTCAAAAGAGAGTCTGCTTACTTGTGCATGACAGATTGTTAATTTAATGTTCAATTAGGAGGTAAGTGATGGTATCTGTTATGCAATTATTATTTTAGGCGGTTCGCACATTTGTGCAAGTGGCTTTTTTAGCTTCGTTTGTTTTTTGGCATCGCGTTGGTCCAGCCCTTAGATTTGTGTTTTTCAGGGGCATCATCAATCATGGCAAGGATACCCGCGACTTCAGTCGTGGGAGGATTTGCCCATTCACTTCCTTTCGATTAAATAGTTTGTTGCAGGCTCTAATAGTCGCAGTTTTTTAAATGAAATGCTATTCGTAATGGTTGTACCATCGAATTTTCTTAAAGCGAAATATCCCGATGACCTGCGTCCTGAAATAAAACATTCCTGCTCGTTATAGAGCACCTTGTCCCAGAGGCGAAATCCTTTAACGATATAGGGCGCTTGATTTGCTTTTCGAATTCCACCTTTCAAGATTTTCGCTTTATGGATTTGCCGATTGTGGTGTCGAATTGCCTTCGTGCGGTAACAAACACTGCAAGGTTTAGCTAGTGGATGCTTGCTAATACAACGGGCATCGTTAACATGGCTTTTCTTGATGTCGTTTTGTTCACGTAACAACTTGGTTATATAGCCATATGTGTTTTGTACTGGAATATTAAGTTCGTTGCGTAGGCGTGTCAGTAGTGTGTTACGCATGATACCCATAAAAGCCGCATCGCGAAGCGTTTTACCACGTTTTTTGCCGTCAAGTGTTATCTTCCCTTTATGGAGGTTGTTGTGGCAAGTGGTACACAAAGTGATAAGGTTGCTTGGTGCATTACCGCCCACCTTACGGCTTTCAAGGTGATGTACATGCAGCTTGACGGTTTTCTTTGCGGTGGTATGAGCACCACAGCATTGGCATGTATAGTTATCACGCTTCAAAACATACTGGCGAACATTGTATTCGTCGTACATCTCACCGAGTTGGTAGTCGGTTCCTACCGGCAGAGGCTTTCCGGCAAGCATTGCTTTTAAGCGTTGCGTGTCAAACTCTGCAGTTTCTACTCTTACAAGAGTGATAGGCAAAATTCGACAGATGCGCTTGATAACAGTAATGTGCTCTTGGATTTTTACTTCTACCGAAGGTGCAAGCCAACCCTTATGTTTGCTGTGTACACGGTTATTGAATCTTGGCGCACGGTAACGAGTTTTGCGATTTCGCCTTGAACGGCGGTTCTGTCTGCGCGTAGATAGCAATTCTACTACATCGTTGCGAGGAGTGAACTTCTCACTGTAGAGTTCGCGCTTCTCTGTAGATGCAGACAAGCCAACATGCTTGCTGCCCGCATCTACACCAAGAGTGATAGGCTGTTTGTATCCCGCACTTCCATGCAGGAGTTTGATGGTGAACGGCGTGCGTTTTACAACGCAAGCTTTTTGCTGTTTCAACAAGATGCGAGCCTTTCCGGGTGAGCAAGGCATCAAGGGCTCGCCGCGCTTGTTAAGTACATACGCATATTGCATGATGCTATGCTCCTTTCGATAAAATTGCAGCTAAAAGGAAGCTGCTCACTCCTCCGAAGAGGGTAAAAATCCTTCCCCAAGGTCATAAGCGGTTTGATACAACCACACCTGTCGGCTTTGCCTCAGCTTTACGTGATGTGTTGTCTTAGAGCGTGCAGTTAGGATTAACGCCGCACGGTAACTATCTATTCGCTTATAACGGAGTGCTCGAAGCACTTAGGGTAGTCAACATATCCTTTCGGACACTTCTAAAGCGTAGACTCGCTGATGCAAGCCCGCGACTTTAGTCGTGGGTTATTGACGACAAAATCCCTATATGGCAACCGCATCATAATGTCAGAATAAATAGGTGCGTCCTCAGTCTCGGCCAATGTTCTGAGAAATTCCGGAGCGAAATTGTACACGGTTTTTGCTGCACGCCAATAGTTTGCGACGTATGCCATCGAAAATTGTGCGGCAAGTTCCCCATCCATTGCATCGGCGGCAATCTGACCGTTTTGGATAAGGCGGTGCCCAAGTGGAATAAATTCTTTCACATAATAGTTATAGCCCTTATCCAGCAGCTTGTTGGCCCCAGAATTCAAAAGAAACTGACTGCTCTGCTCGGCATACCAAAGAGCGCTGTTCACAATTATATTGTCCACAATGATACCTCACTGCCAATACAGTTTTATTGTTCCGTCAGCAAAAAGAATCTGGCTGTACTCCTCGCCGTCAAGGACAATGCAGCGGTCCGCTCCTCGCTTGTGAGCTCCGGTACAATACACGGTTTTATTATCGATAGCCGGAATGGACGGTGCTTTTGCCAAAACCAACTGACCGCGCATGGCGCAGATGTCTAAGAAAGAAATGATGTGGTCGCCCACCCTGGAAGCCTCCAATCTAATTACAGTGCTCTAATTGGGAAAGAACCTTCAGCACGCGGCAGCGGCTCGTTTGTCACTTTCAGAACGGAGCTATCTCGTTTCTCTGTCGCATATCGAATGGTTTTAAGAATCTCGTATGCCAGTTTGCTGTTATAAGCGAGTCCTGAATTGGAAATACCAAAGTTTCCGTTCCAGCCAACGCCAATCTTTTTAAGCTGTGGAATCAGAAGGTCACGGGCTTCGAGGACCCCCACCCCATTCCAGCGTGCATCATGATACGCCTGGAAGTGCTGCTCATCGTTACCAGAAATATCAAGTGCTTCATAGATGACGCCAAATTGCCCCATCAAAATACGTGAGTATGTATCCAGTGCATCAGCAACTACTTTCCAGGAAAGAGTATCCAAGCCAATGCTGTACTTATACGGAGCATCCTTTTCCGGCAGTTCTCGTGCATGATGCAGTATATCTTCCAGAATGTCGCTGCACTTGTTAGATAAACTTTTGACAGGTGCCGTTACGTTCACAGCTGTCAGAGCAGCGCAAGCACTTGAAATGTCTGCTTCGCTTGCTCCATAAGCCTCTCCAACCTCTTTGCAGATAGAGGAAAAATCGTTGCTATAAAACGTTATCATAACAGCAAGAGCGTGCAGAATGAAGAAGTACTGCTTGCTCGTGAAATCAATGTACATACGGCAAAAATCCTTTCACTTTTTACCCTTTCATTATACCGCGATTCGCAATTTCTCACAACGGAAAGCGCTAAATGGTAACAGTTTATACATATTTTTACAAGCAAAAAAGCCGCCTCCTTATGGAGGCGGCTGGCCCCTTATTTTACAGCTTTTCTGATTTCGAGCTCGTGCTCATAGCAGCTTTTGCAAATCAGATAGCCAATGCCAATATCGTTCTGGATGGCCGCAGACGTATATGCGTTGTGCTCGTTGATGGTACGTCCGCACGCAGCACAATTGAGTTCTTCGTTGGCATGAACCATGATGTCGCAATGCCCGTTCTGAGGTGGGGTGTACGCCGTATATTGCTTCTTGATGAAATCGTATTTCTGCATTTTATGGCACTCCATTATTCATTGTTTTCTTTCGCTATTATATCACAAATTGTGGTGCTAAACAAGAAAGCAGTCCCCCATAAATTTACGAACAATCGCTGACTTTGGAGATTGTGACGTTTGCTGAAGGATTTGTACCTTTGAGCAGTATCCTGCCGTTAGATTTACGGACCGATTCCGTGAACTTCCTCACCAAAGCCTTGCAGCTATAGATGAAACATTCTGCTTTCAAACTTTGGTAGGAATCCAATCCACAATTTGCGGAACAAAGTCGGCTTATCGGAATATTGCATCGGAATAATATCAAGGTATTTTCGATATCGTTCCGAACGGATGAATCAGTGGCAAATGAAGGCACTTTTGCTTTCTGGACAATTTTGTTGCTTTGCTGTATGATTAAAGTACAACAATTAGGGCAATACAAAAATCGATAACGACGAGGTACTGATAAGATGGACGCGACAATGCAGACGGTTCTCCGGCTCCATGAGCAAGGTATACCTAGAAGAACCATTGCCAAACGTGCAGGCATCTCATTGCAGAAAGTGCGCAAAATACTGATTACGGCCGGGGCCTGGTCAGATGAAACATCAGAAAAAATCGGGAAGCTGCGTGCGAACGGTATGTCAGTTCCTGAAATTGCAGAAGAATTGGGTGTAAAAACCAATACTGTTTGGAGCTATTTGCCATACAGCAAAGGCATGTATAATCAAGAATATCCGACCATTAACGCCATTCGAGTCCGAAATTCGAAGCGAAAAGCAAAAGAAAAAGCCCTCACCTGCACGGATACCGCACAGAATGAGGGCAGTGGCGCTTGCTGAAGGATTCGAACCTTCGGACAGTCTCCCATCGTCGGTTTTCTGGACCGATTTCATCAACCACTCGAACAAGCAAGCAGATGGCGCAGAGGGTGAGATTCGAACTCACATGCCGCGATTTCCGCGACGGCAGCTTAGCAAGCTGCTGCCCTACCGTTAGGCGACCTCTGCATAATGCACCTTTTTGACATAGGTGCTTGTATGACCCCTGGCAGACTCGAACTGCCGACTCCACATTGAGAGTGTGGTGACTTAGGCCAACTTGTCGAAGGGGCCTTATGGTGTGCCGGGCTGGATTCGAACCAGCGAACCGAAACGGAGCGGTTTTACAGACCGCCTGCTTTAACCTCTTGCATACCGACACATATGGTGCTCCCGGCTGGAATCGAACCAGCGACACGCGGTTCTTCAGACCGCTGCTCTACCAACTGAGCTACAGAAGCATGGTGACCCGTGTGGGTTTCGAACCCACAATAACCTCCGCCTTGAAAGGGCGGCAACTCTACCAATTCGTCCAACGGGCCATATATAGCCGCAATCCTGCGGCGAGGGTTTATGCGATGACTAAGATGTCATCTATCTTGGTATCCAGCATCGCTGCTAATATCACAAGGTTATCAATGGTTGGAAGCGCGGTTCCAGCTTGCCATTTAGCAACCGCCTGCGGAGACACACCGAGCATGTCTGCCACATCCTTCACCTTTATGCCTGCTGCCTTTCGCAGGGCCTTGATATTGGCACCTGTCTGCTGGATATCAATAGTAGGAACGTTCATTTTTCTTGCTGCCTTTCTGTATTGCAGGCAACAAAAAAGCTGCCTGCCGAAATCTCGACAAGCAGCTATGACATGCAGTTATCGCTTAGAAGACGCACCGCATCTGTACATGGTCTGTTTTTGCCTGTCGAGGAGTATGAGAAATAAAACTGCGTTCAAAGGACATGAACTCAGAATATTCGTAACTATACTCATACGACATGACATTAACAGTGTTGCACAGCATTTTGGGGTATCTCCTTTCGTTTCGTTCTGATATTATTATACCATGTTTTCGCAAGTTCGCAATCAACTTGTGGTTTAGTTTTTTGGTCTGTATACTCTCCAAAACAAAAAGCCGCCTCTTATGCGAGGACGGCTTTTCTTATTGTGGCAGGGGTAACACGACTCGAACATGCAACAAGCGGTTTTGGAGACCGCTGCTCTACCACTTGAGCTACACCCCTATATAGATACTCCAGCTGGGAGTCGAACCCAGAGTAAAACGGGACTTAAAGCCGCCGCGTTTGCCAGTTTCGCCACTGGAGCATATGGCGGGTTGTGCAGGATTCGAACCTGCGGCCCACGGATTAACGGTCCGTTGCTCTACCAGCTGAGCTAACAACCCATAAATGGCAGTTGTTGTACTGCCGGACATGGTACTCCCCGAGGGATTCGAACCCTCAAAACGGTGCGGTTTGAGCGCACTGTGTCTGCCAATTTCACCAGAGGAGCTTATGGCGGGCGTAGCAGGATTTGAACCTGCGACAAACGGATTAACGGTCCGCCGCTCTGCCTACTGAGCTATACACCCACAAAAGTGGCAGATAATGCTCTGCCGGGCATGGTGCGCTCGCGGGAAATCGAATCCCGAACACCCCGATTAAAAGTCGGGTACTCTACCGATTGAGTTACGAGCACTTGTCGCGCATCTTCCGTGCCTTGCTTATGGGAACACAGCTTTGAGGAATCTCACTTCCGATGCGCATGAAAGTGAGCGTTGGCCGAGAATGGTCGAGTCGAACAACCGTTGTCAGGGTCAAAGCCTGATGCCTTACCGTTTGGCGAATCCTCGAATATACATTATGTATAATAGCATACACTTTAATAAGCCTGGCTGGAATTCACTCCAGCGGCATTAGAGTGACCTGATTTTGATTTTCTGCATCAAAAAAGCACCCATCAGGCGTTGTGCGTCTGACAGGTGCTCATATCGTGCAAAGTATGGAAAACAGCCGATACTTGGATGATTTTATTCAACCATCACTGCACTATGATTTGCACAAACAGACAACACAAAACAGCCGAAGAGATTCCAATTGCTCCACAGCTTTTGCAATTTATTCTGTTTGTTCATCATAGCAGCAAACATCGTGCAGTTTTCCTTTCATCAAATTTAGCGTCTTAATTATACAATATGTAAAAGCCAAAGTCAAGGCTTTTCGTAAAAATAATGGCAGGCCCGCGCTCATTGTTTGTCTGGCTTCCAAGCCACAATCCGCACTATCACATTCGAGAGCAGTACGTCCTCATACGAGCACAGTACGCCTAAAGCGTTAGCCATTCTGGACTCGTAGTCAGCCAAAGCCAGGTCGATAGGCACCGTGATTGCAGCAGAGTCATCTGGCGTTTCCAGAACGGAAGTCCTCGTGCTTTTCCTTTTGACGCTCCAGTTGTTTGCCAGCAAGTAGTCGTACAGTGCATACGGATTAACTGCGCTTATACCTTCTCTCGATGACAGTATCGTATATGCCCGCTTGTATTTTCTGGTTCTTTCCAAGTCCCTTTCAGTTGGAGTGTGAGGGAGCCTGGTTAAGTCCATATTGCTGCGCAGGTCCGAGAGCTTTACTTTGACAGCAATCGAATTTTGCTGAATATACCAAAGATATTCAGCATACGATATACCCTTGCTATGGGTCAACGTACTAACAGCGTCAGCAACCTCTTTTGGAAACCCCGTTCTGATGTCTTCTATTGTGACGGACGTATCTTCGACCGTATCATGCAGAAATGCCACAGCCTCGGCTATTGGGTCACCTTTTACGCCTTCTGCTACAACCGTAACGTGCGCTTTGAAGTAATCCTTCCCAGCCTTGTCTTTTTGCCCAGCATGAGCCTTAACAGCCCAAGCTCTGGCTTTGGCAACCATCTCAATGTCAGACTGCTTCCACTCTAAAGGAATCGTAATGTTCACTTGTACGCTTGATTTTTTTGCCAACTATATCACCTCATACATATATTATGTATGTATTCTGTGCCGTCAGTCAAACTGCTCAACGAATATTTTACAAAAAATCAAAAAGAGCCATTCATCCCACAGGCAAGCCTGCAGGTTTTCTGGCTCTCAATTATAACCCTATTCGATATAGCAATCTGTTGCCTTGTATTGCTCACAAAAACAAAAAAGCCGGGAAGTCCCGGCAAACATGGCGGCCAGAGTGGGATTCGAACCCACGGACGTTTGCGGCGTCGCTGGTTTTCAAGACCAGTTCCTTAAACCACTCGGACATCTGACCATAAAAGGATGGGGCGGGACCGAAATCCCGCCCCACAGCAAGGAGAAAAAACTATCGATTACCGTTAGTTAGAGGATGGCAAATTAGTGGATGCCCAGGGAAGCGGCATAAGCAGCTTCACGAGCGGCAACCTGTGCCTGCAGAGCAGCGATGGAAGCGGCATAAGCGGCTTCACGCTTTTCAGCAGCAGCCTGAGCTTCAGAGGTAGAAGCGTACTGGGGCTCGTTGCCAGCCAGAGTGCCAGCATAACCCTTGACGCCATCAGCGCCCTTGACAGTCAGAACTTCGTGACCACAATGGTCACAGACGTAAACGTTACCCTTGCGGGTCCAGTTGTGATAGCCACAGCTGGTGCAGACGGTGTACTCATTGCCCCAGGTGCCATTTGCAATAGCGGCGGCAATTTCACCGTGCTCAGAGACTTCAACGTTCTTGCGAGGAGCGGTCGGAGTAGTGGTGGTAGTACCGTTGCCCTTGTTGGAGCCGGTAGAAGTGTTGTCCTTACCGGTGTTGTCCTTATCGGGGGCCACTACGTCGCCCTTGTCATCGGGAGTGGTGGTGCCGCTGTCGCCGGTATTGTCGCCCTTGTTGTCGCCCTTATCGTCGGGGTTGGTGACATCGCCCTTGTTGTCATCCTTGCCGTCATCGGGAGTGGATGCAGAAGTGGCTTTCAGGGTCAGGACGTTGTCGTGGATGTCGTCGCCCAGGTAGTAGAACAGGCGGTCATGGTTCAGGCTCTTGCTGGATGCGGTGTAAGTATCGCCGGAATCGGTGGTCCAGGCTTCAACGCTCTGACCATCAACGCTGCCGGGGAAAGTGGCGGTGTCAGTTTCGGTCAGCACAGTGTTGCCGTCAATCTGATAGTTGATGGTGATGGAACGCGGATTACCTTCGGCCGCATAGCAGGAAGTGATGCCGTCAGCGGTGAACCACTGGTCAACTGCATCATACGGCAGAGTGTCGCCGGGATAGTAGTTGTAGGTGTAGCCGCCGTGGCCCTGCAGGGTAATCCAGTAACCGTAGTCATACTGGCTTGCCGGGAACGTCATAGAGCCGCCCGGAGCCAGGTCCTGGGAAGAACCGTTGCTGAAAGAGAAATGATAGGTGTCGCCGGTGGCTGCGAATGCTGCGACAGGCAGACAAGTTGCCATCATACCGGCTGCTGCAATCCCTGCGATTGCTTTGATGATTTTCTGATTACTCATGCTGTGTACTCCTTTGCTTTTTTGATTTTTTCGTCTATTTATCTGCATTTATTCAGATACCGGTTTGAAAGAAATCAGCCGCAGCTTTGCTGCGTTGCCCACCATCTGCCACGTGGAGGCTTTCTCATGGATGGTTGACGAAGCAGATATGTGCTTCGCCAGTGTCGCAACCGTCTTCGCCACTCGACACAATTTCGGTTTGAATTTATCCCCGTAAAATCGCATGTCCATGCTGCGCGGGGAGGATAAAATTCTTCGTGGTATGGTTTCGGAGTTCCGCGCCTGATTGGCCGTACTACACGCAATGCAGTACAATACCCCAGATACCTTTGGCGAAAGGAAGCGAAAGGGTGTCTGGATGGAGAAGGGAGATGGCCTCGAACCATCGATACCCTGCTTTGCGGCAGGTGCTTTATCCAGCTAAGCTATCCCTCCATGATGGCGGGTCAAGCCCGCCAAATAGCGTTACGCAAACTGGAAGTCGCCGTACTGAGTCACGGCGCGTTCCAGGCGCAGAGGAATGGTTTTTGTGCTCTTCTGAGTGATGTCCTCGCGTGCTACCTGAGCTTCACTCACGCCAGCCGCCTGCAGGACTTCATACAGATTGGAAGGACCAGTACCAGCATAACCGCAAGTCAAGCCATTAACCTGAAGCGTGAAGCCGTGCAGATGCGGTGCCAAACCGGGAACGAAATCGAGTTCAACAATGACCTCGTCGCTCTTGTCGTTTACACGATTGACCGAGATGGCGCGGACGTTCTGATTGCCAAACATTTCAATCAGCTTTTTGGCTGCTGCAGCGGTTTCTATGGTAGTCGTACCTTCAACATTGATAATTGCCTGTTCCATAAGTTTCATCTCCTTTCTATTATCGCTTCATTGGGTAATGGGGCTTGATGGCAGGTTTGAACTGCCGACCTGCGCGTTACGAATGCGCTGCTCTACCAACTGAGCTAATCGAGCACGATAGGGTGTTTTATGCTGGTCACCCCTTGAGCGAGAAGCCAACTCGCATCCAGCACCATTCGATAGCTGCATCGATGGATTCTGCTTTATACCCTTTCCGCTGTTTTCCGGTCTTATTCGCTATTGGATACTATCAGGCACAGCACCTGTTTGTCTATTATTTTTGAGGCTGTCTCATCGACATTCGGACAGCGGACCACAAGTGGACCATGCTCACCAAGTTTAACGTCGTGGGTACGGTGACTGCGACGTGTGGAGCAAGTAGCGGGGGTCGAACCCGCGTCTCCGCCTTGGAGGGGCGGAGTATTAGCCGTTATACGATACCTGCATAAGATTGCGGGTGAACCCTCACTTAGCCCCGCCATGACATCCGTTTAGTAGGTCGTCATCCCCGGATGTCATCTTCACACCACCTGACAATCTTGCGAACCTCATCGTTGACGATACGCGAGAATCCAAGAAAGCGCTTGGGTGTTGGTCAACTTCAAATTTTGAGCCCTGTCGTTGATTCCCTGTCAAATCGGGTTAACGGTTGTCGTTGGGCTGTGTGTGAGACTGCGGCGAAACTTACCAGTTGCCGTGCAGCAATCTCGCCTTTACGGCTGTGTCGCGTCTGGATGCGCCCCGACTTGACGGGGATGCTCGTACGTTTGCATGCTTCTAAGACATTCGTCAGCAGCCGCAAGAGCCGCTGTCCGCCACCCGCCACGAGGAGGCCGTCTTAATGGGTGGCATGCTGTCCGCCAGATGTTGTGTATAGCATCGTATCATGTGATTTCGATACATCCAACGGATAGCGTCTGGAGCTGGAAATCGGACTTGAACCGATGACCGACTGATTACAAATCAGTTGCTCTACCAGCTGAGCTAAACCAGCAAATACAAACATTAGCCAGATGCCCGGAACACGGAAACATCTGTTGTCCACCGTCCGCCGCGTGGAGGCTGTTTGCTTGGACGGCTGGCGCGGAGTTACCCGCGCCAAAGAAAGGAAGGATATTACTATGAAACGGATGATTTTCACGCTTCACCTGTGTCAGCTCAAATGAAGCCATGCGACCAAGATTGGGGGAAGGAAAACCTTGATGTCTCAGGAGCCGTTCCTCTTCCTGAGAACAATTGTATTATACCATATATGTGGTATCCGGTCAATGAAAAGAAACAATATATAGTGTCTAAATTGTAAACAAACATTAAGATACCACTATATCTTGTGGTTGAGGCAAGTGCATCACAAATGCCTTGCGTTTCCGGCAGTTTACAGGAAATTCAGTAAATCTTTGGCCGAGCTGACCTGTGAAACCACTGCACCGCTCTTTGCGTATAGGTCAGCAATGGAATCACCCTGTCCCCATTCGTCCCGTGGTTCGGCTTTCTTTTCAGTGACCTTCTTCTGCCGGAAACACCTCGTACACGCTGACATACAGCATCCCCGGCTTGTAGTCAGCGTACTCAACCGAGCGCTTTTGGTCGTATACTTTCACGTCTGAGTCATCGTCCGCCGTGAGCCAAAGATACTTGACGTGCTCAGCATAGCGCGGGTCTTCGATACGATAGCTCTGCCCCTCTTTGATTTTCAAATGACGTGCATTTGCTTGGGCACGCGAAAACTCAACGAATGCGCCGTAGTCGCCAATCACGATACGGTTGTACCCGCTGGTAATGACTGTGCCGTTACTGGTTTCGAGTTTGGTCGTACCACCGGATACGTTGCACCATTCTGGCAGAGCTTCTTTGAACTCTGCTCGCACATCCTTGAAAAAGGTACGCGGAATAGGCTTGTATTTGTATTCGCGGGCAAACTGCTCTTGATATTTAAGCATCCGAGCGCCGGTTTCCGAGATTTTGTGCTTCATGATTAACTCATCCACTTCTTTTCCCACTGGTCGTATTCGGCAACTTCCCGTTTCACGGTTCTACCGTCTATCTTATATATCGTGATACGTTGTGCATAGTTTGCTGCGTGCTTTTGCAGCTGTTGCAGGGCCTCTTCCTCAGAGTCCGTTTGCTTCATCCAGAACAACTTTCCCCTGCTCACCGTAGTCACCTGTATAGCTGCTTCGGATGATTCGTGCGGCACGGCCGTTCTCCTGCTCTTCGTAGGCTTTTACAATAAAATCGACGTAAGTTTTGAACTTCTGCTCGTCACCTTCACGATGCGCTTCAATGAGTTTCCCAATCGTGACAACGTTGATTTGGTTCATGCTTTTTTTCTCTCTTTCTACTACAATTATACTCTTCCGATAAACTGAAATGTGATTTCTTGACGATTGTTAGCGAAAAATTCATAATTTGAAAGGGCAAAAGCTGAACGTTGGAACGTCTGAATCAGGGTTTTCAACCTGGTATTTGATGACTCTTTTTTGAGCTCCTAAAGCCTTGTATGTCTGCTCGGCGTTCACGCATAAGCCGTTGGCAAAGAAGAGAGTGGAACCATTGCGTTCACTGATATTTTCGGCAGAATACATTTTTGGCTTTCTGATTCCGGGGTCGAGATGGATTCCACCGCGCATCAGCTTTTCAGCATAGAACCAGACATCAACGCGGGAGAAAATGTAAAGCAGCTGCGTGGTTCTGAAATAATAGAGAATCTGGTCCGCACCACTCCTGTATACCCAGCCCGGGGTGTGCCATAAAGGGTCGATGCCATCCCGATACCGCCGCGCCACCCGTTGTTCGTTCAGAGCGTCAGGCACCATGGAGAAGTAGTCTACCGAGGTTTCCAGGTAGAAATTTCCGGTATTGTGACTGTCCACTTTCGCTTCCAGACCAAAGGTCTTTCCATTTTTCTTCCAGACGATGAAATCGGTATCTTTGTCTTGATATGATTTATCCTGAGTCACGTCATCGTAATGGCTAATGCCATGATTCACTTTGATAATCGGGTCGTTAAGGAATTTGCGAGCCAAGTCTTCTCCGAATTTTCCCTCATCGAGTTGCTTGGACATCTTAAACTGACGAGGGCTTTCTTCCCAGGCTATCATACTTTTACACGGCATCTGCCGAATTTTCAGGCAGCTGCGATACGATATGTGCAACGATACGTTCTGTACAGGCATTGACAACGGCGCTGGCCGTCCGCTGTTCACGCAGCGAATGGCAGAGTTCGTCGAGTTCGGATTCCGTGAAGGGATAGTCTGCCGAAGCAAGGAACTTCTTGCACAGTTCTTTCATGTCATCGTCGCCTAAAGGCTTGACGCGGTGTTTGAAAGTGAATCGGCGAATGAGGGCTTCGTCAAGGTTATCGACGCGGTTTGTAGTGCCAATGAGAATGACGTCATTCGGGAGCCGGTCAAGTTCCTGCATCAATGCGATGGTGACGCGGCTCATTTCAGCGACATCATCGCGGCTGCCACGGCACATTCCGATGGCATCAATTTCATCAACACAAAGAACACAAGGCGTGCGCTTTGCGTAATCGAACACTCTGCCGATGTTCTGCTGTGTCCGGCCAAGAGCAGAATTGACAAGGCCAGAGAATTTCAGGAAAACAAACGGTAAATTCGCCTTGTGTGCAATGTAGCGGGCCAATTCAGTCTTACCAACACCAGGAAGGCCCGTCAAAAGCAAAGAGCAAGTATAGTGGATGCCAAGCTCCTTGATGGCTAAAGCTGCTTTTCTGGTGGCCAAGAGCTTGTTGATGACTGTTTCTTCCTCCTCGCGGAGCAGGAACCGGCTCTCAGGGAAATTCGTGGCATCCTCCGCAATCAAGAGGTTTTCCAGGTTGGCGGGCAGCTGAATCAGTTCCGGTTTCAGAAGATTCAACTTTCTGAGTTCGTTTTCTTTGAACCTGGCGTCCTTTTCGGGTACATTCTTTTCAAGCATGATTCGGCACTGAGTCTGCGCGTTACGAATATCGCCATCCACCACAAATCGAATTAAATTACGTACGTCGTCTGTCATTTCATTTCCTCCTAAAAAAGAAATAGGCCGCCAAATGGCAGCCTGTTAATATGAGGTTATATTCTGATTTTTGTTTCTACTGCAAATAGTGTTTACCGTCGAAACAGAGAGATTATATTCAGTGGCAAGCGCCTGCACCTTCTCGCCTTCCCTGTGGCGTTTAGCAATCAGTGCATTACGTTCCGTGTTTTTTCGCGGACGGCCGCGTTTCTGTAAAATTCCAGCTCTGACATTTTCCTGATGAAACGTTTCATAAATCGCCGTTTTAGAGATTCCGTATTCCTTGGCAATAGTGCTGACCGAGACCCCTCTTTCGATTTTGCTTCGAATATCGGAATTCCTTTGATTGGTCTTGTCTTTCAGCGCCTTGTGATAGTATTCCTGACAGGTTTTTCCAATTTGGCGCATGTCCTTGTAAAGAGTGGATTTTGAAATACCGTATTTCTCACAGATGTCTTTTGAGGACGTTCCTGCCTCATAATCCGCAAGAATCGCCTTGCGCCTTTCATCCAACTTTTTGGAATTTGTATGTAAATGCCCTGCAAGGACGGTACGGACACTGCTTCGAGACAAAAAGTATTTTTTGGCGATTTCCTTATCAGTCATTCCGGCTTTCGCATCTTCCAACATAGCCGCATTGCGAACTTTCGTGGCAGCAGACTGCTTTTTCTTGTTCTTCTTAATCGTAGCTTGAGCGTATTCAGAAACAGTATAGTAGCACTGCTGATAGGTCACGCCATGCTTCTTTGCGATTTCAGCAACCGTCATCCCGGCTTTCGCATCTTGAATCATAGCTTCGTCGAGAGGTGCTCTTTTTGCTTTCTTTGCAAAATTCTTTTCTTTTGCTAGGTCTCTCACCATGGCATAGCAATAAGAGCTTGAAAAATACGTTTCCTTGGCGATTTCCTTGACAGTTTTGCCAGAAAGATACATTTCCCGGACTTTTTCTCGGTCTTCTTTGACCTGCTGCTTCGCAACATCTTTCTTTGATGCAGCCATGCAATTATTCCTCACTTTGACAACTTTTACTTTTCCCTGGGCCTGGACTATACCGCTTCATGGCGCGATATACGCTTCCCTTTTTGAGCCCGTATTCTTCCGCAAGCTCTTTGACAGAAACGCCGTTTTTGTATTTCCTGACCATCTCGGCGTTTCTTTTCTTGCCAGTCTCGATACGGTTTTGGCTGTGGATTTGTCGGCCATTCTTTCCGTGTGCATGAAGAATCCGATAAAAGAGCGTTCCACTGATGCCGTATTTTTCCTGAAGCTCCGGAGATTTTGCGCCCATCTCATATTCATGAATCATCTGGGTTTGCCAGGCTTTCTTCTTTGCTTTTCTCTGCCGGGCCTGTTCTTCGTAAAAGTCCTTCAGACTATATCGGACAGTAGAAACACAGATTTGATACTTTTCGGCCAGCTGTTTCTGGGACATACCGTTCTTGGCATCCTCCAGCATCTTTTCATTTCGCGCCCTGACTTTGTCATGAGTTAGACACACGTGGGTAATCTTGTTAATCGGCATTTTCGCTATTCTCCTTAGCTCTGGCTTTTACGTTATACTGGTAAATCCCATTTTGATGAAGGATAAGGTAACCTAGTGAAGGGCTGATATTTACCTCCCTGCTCAACTCGATAATCGATTTTCGAGGATTTTTCTTGTAAGCATCAAGAAAAGTTTGGTTCCGAATCTTTTTCTCTTTTTTGAGAGCCGTTTCAATATGATTGTATTTTTGGCTTTCGTACTCTCCGCTCGAATGCAAGATTGCATAAATACGCTGCATGGAAATGCCGTACATCTTGCCCAATTCTCTGGCCGTCATACCGCCTTTATACTGTTTAACAATTTGCTCATTTCGAGTGGTAAGTCTCTTCCTCTTTTTTTCAAAATAACGAGGCGGCTCCTGCGTACCTTTTAGAATCTTGTAGCACATCGTTTCTGAAAGATTATATTCCCTCGCGATTTCTAAAATCGGCTTTCCATTTTTGTAATCTTCGATGATGCTTTTATTGCGGTTCATGCGTTTTTCTTTGTTTGACATAAAGCCTCCGATAAAAAGAAAGAGCAGGTTCAAAACTGAGCCCGCCCTAGCCTTTCGGTCGGATTTTGCCCGACCAACGATGTTTTTTGATGCCTTTCGTTCTATATTTTGTATTATATGCAATTCGCACAGATGCACAATGTTTTTCTTTCTGGTAATTTATGGTAAGTATTGTGCAAAAAAATAAGACCACCACCCTTTTTGGGGCAGTGGTCTTGATTGCTATTGCTTTTGAAAATCAATCCAGTAGTTTTCCGGCCTTGTATGAGTGGTACAAATAGCTCGGATTGCAATAGTAAGTTGCAGTATTAAAATCTGAGATGTCATCGCTAATGAACGAGGAAAATACATCAATTACATCCTGGACACTAGGAGTGCTAGTACAGTCAAAGATGATGCGCTGGTACACTTTTCCGATATCTGTATAAGATGGAACCTTGTAATGGCAGTTAGACACCGTATCATACGTTCCTTCCGGCACAGGAAAAAGCTCACAAATTTCATCGGCAGATTGCTCAAAGCTCTGGCAGTGAAACACATCCGCTGAGTCGAGAATTGCCTTGACTCCGTTTGTGCCAAGAGCAGAAACCACATCCTTGCGATGATTCCTCGTAACGCGGCCGATATATTCAATCAGGCTGCAGGTATAAAAGACATCGTTTTTGCTGTAGGTTGCAGTTTCAGTCATACTTCAATCGCCTCCTTAAAAGAGAGACATTTCAAAGCGACTTCCGTGTGAAAGCTGATTTGATGCGTGGGATGCTTGAATTTTGCCAACGCCCAAAAAGCTTCACGGCTAATATCACCGCTTAGAAAGTCGTTGACGTAGTTCCAAATGGTGTCATCCGCCATGGGTCCTTCCACAATATCATAGTCATGATGTTTGCCCGAGCGACATATAGCAATAAAATCAAGCCACTCATCACTCATTTCGGGGAATTTCTTAATATTTAGCATAGGAGATTCTGTATATTCAAACACGTTGACAATACCACGAGACCTGCCTTTTTTTGACCAGCGAGCGGCTTGTTCGTAGTTGTTAGTGCAATAGAATCCCCATGAAAAATCTTTGGCGTACCTTGTTTTTCTGACCTCAGGGTTGCGGACTATTACATCGCTGCCATGATACAGAACCATTATTATCACTTCCTTGTATATATTATACTTGTTTTTATGTGTCAACACAATCATTTCGTATGATTTTGGTTCCTACGCTTTTTGCTGAAAGAACCCGAATCAAAGTTTCGTTCTAGGAGTATCAGCTGTTCGATTCACCCGGCAGCCACTGCTGAGGATAAGCGCGAAGCAGATTTTTCGGTACGCAGTCATTCAGAGCGGAATTCTCAGCAAGAGCCATATCAATGATGTAGTAATCATTGCCGTTGCGCATTACATCGACGCTCCACTGCCCTGTCAACTCAATGCGAGGAATAACCTTCTTCAGCTCAGCCAGAACAGTTTGAACGCTTTCGTGGTAACGCTGGTTCAGAATGTCTTCATGCATCTTGTAGACAACATAATCATGGCGTTCCTGTGGGCTGCTGACTTTTTTGAATTCGTTCTTCATAACATCGCTGCGCCAATAAGGACTTGCGCCAAGGATTTCCTTTGTATCAAAATCCACAAACACGCGATATTCAGTGTGCAGCGGCAAACCGTTGTAGATGGTGGGGTTATTTTCTTTGTCCTTGATGTATTCTCTGACGACCCACTCGTTCGTGGTGTTCGCGCCGTAGAAGCAGCGATTGTTCAGAGGGGATGCCATCGAGCATGTCAGATGATTCAAAAACAAGAAATACTCGCCCATCTCATTGATTTCCTTCGGGTTATGGATATGAGCGTTGCGGAATTCGTATTTGGAAGAATACGTGCCCGTTTTGATAAAATAGTCTTCGTATCCATCAAGATGGAAGACTTTCTGGCAATAACGGTTCACGATTTCCTTTGTAACGGGATTCAACGTCTCGAAACCAAGGCGGGTAAGCTGCAGCATGGTGATAGGTACGCGAAGAATTTTTGTGTCCGGAACCTTGAAAAATGCGCTGCCGTACAATCCCTCTACCAGAGGAGGAAACCAGAAGCCCATAGAGTTGGGGTTCATCTCAAGCATCTGATAAGTGAAGTCATCAAGGTCGAGGATGTCAAGACCTTGACGGAACATGTTGTAGTAGAACATTTTTGTGCTGTCGTTCTTTGTATTCTTGTAGCCTGCGTAGTTTTGAAGCAGTTCCTTGTACGACGGCTCAGAAATGTCAATCTTCATCAACTTTCCGGTGAGCTGCGGACGGAGTTCTTCGGGGTAGCGTTTCAACTCCTCGTTTGTAACCTCTGTCATAAAGTCGCGGTTGGCAGAGTATGTCACATAATAGCCACCGCGTTCCGCGTTGTAGATGTACAGACGCGTTTCAAGCACCAGTTCTGTGACGATGCGGTCAATGAGCGAATTGAGTTCCGGTGGGAAGTAGACCTTTTTGTCGAGAATTGCTTTGACTGTAGCTGTATCCCACTGGAGCATATTTTCATGCAGCTCTCCGCTTTCAAGAACCTGTGTCTTATAGACCTCATCAAAGGTTTTGAGGGCATCAGGGTCAGTTTTGAGCATTGCTGCAAGCTCCTCATAGGAAAACGGCTTATCTTTCTTATCGGTTAAGATGGCGCTGATTTGTTCAAACATGTCTTTTGTTTCAGTCATTTGTGGTCTCCTTTTCTAAAAAAGCCACCGTTTCTGTAGGAAAACAGTGGCAATGTATAAGTGATATGGTTTAGCTTGCAATGTACAACTCGCTGTTGGAAATGTTTTCCAGCCAGTTTTTGTTCATTACATTACCAAAACGATATTTCTTCTGCGACTTGTAGGACCAATCGCAGCCGGAAACGACATCACCGATGGCGTTCAAGTACAGCTCGCCGCTGTAAAAGTCGATATCGCCGGTTTTGTTGAATTCGTATTCGAGCTTGTCTACATGAGGTTCACGCTTCTTATAGATATTCGAATCGAGATTCTTAGCACGCCCTTCGTTCAGTAAATAAGCCAGATGAAAGTCCGTTACCTTATCGTTACGGTTATATTTCAAGCCACTAAGGATACTTTTACTTTCATACGGGATTACTTCGTGGAAGTTATCACTGCTGATGCAAAGACCGCACATATAGTCATCTTTTTCATCGCAGTAGGCCCACCACTCCAGACTCGCCATAGCAAGGTCAGCCATCTTATCGACAGCTTTTCCGTTAGTGACCATGTAAAAGCTTCCAACGGCGATACCGCGCTCTTTGACAGCTTTCAAGGTGTATCGAATTGCCGGTATATTCAGAGAGATTTTTCTATGAATACGTTGTTTGCGCTATAAATACGCATTTTTTCATGCCCTTTCTGTTATTCTTCCTCGCAATCCTCGTAGTCGTCCATGAAGTTCTCGTTGCGGTCGACGACAACATTCACATCCGGCGGAGCGATTTTAGTCAGACCATAGTTCAAGAAGAACGAGCCGGGAATGTCATCGACATCGCCCCAGTTCCAGCAACCACAGTTGATTTCCAGCTGTCGTTTGCCTTCATCCGTCTTGAGATAGTCCTTGACAGCACTGCGCAGGACCGTTTCGGGGTCACGGATTTGCTCCGGATTGTAGCTAAACTGAATCAGTGTGCATTCCGTTGCGGATAAGCCAATGACCTCATTGGCGACGATAGTGAATACTTCCATCGTAAGTTCCCTCCCCTCACGCGTTGACGATACCGCCGTGCTTGGCCAGAACCGCGTCTACGGTTTCTACGGGCACATACCCGTAGACCGTAGCCAGCGGTGCCTCGTCGTCTTCAGCAAACGGCAGAAACTCTTCGACCTCCTCAGACAAGTAGCTGAGTTCGACCTTAGAGTAATTGCCGTCCGACAGGTCTTCGTTCGGTATGCAGTAGTGCATGCTGCTTGCCTGAATCGACAGGTTGAAGCCGTCTGCACAGACTGCAATCGGCCGAAGCGCAGGGGTGCCGAAGATGGTTTTGGAAAAGGTCTTGCGGAGAAATTCGTTGGTATTGAAAATAGCCATAGTAATATGCTCCCTTTCTGTGTGTGAGATGTTTCTTAGATGTACTTTTCCCAGAAGCGCTCGAACTCTTCGTCCGGCATCTGGGCTTCGGTTTCATCCATCACGCGGTCGTAAGTATCGCTGGAAATGTCGGTCCCGACAAAATCAGCAACAGCCTCATGTCCGCGCTTCTGGATGGCATCCTTCAGGATAGCCCAACGACATTCGTGAATGGCATCATCCAGCGTTTTGTTGCCATCAGGCTGCCAATACTCGCCTGTCTGCTGAATTCTATAAAACTCATCCAGCGCATCATCAACATTGTTTTCGAGAAGAATATCGTCAATAAAATTGATAGGATAATCCTTGCCGTTGATTTTCACTTCTGCATAACTGAACGAGTCATCATCATCGGGGCTTGCGCAGCATTCGACAGCAAAAACTTCATGGGTTTTGCGGTTGGCTTTGCATGGCAGATTGAACATTGCACCGGAATCAAAGCAGGACTCAATGCAGGCATTGACCACATCGCTTACGGGAGACTCTGCAGCCTCCTGATATTCCGGCATGTGCCAGATGTCGATGCTTGCCTTGTTGGTATCCTCAATGTTGCGGACCTTCAAGACACGGACACCCTTCTTCTCCATGTGAATGACGGCACGGCACAGGTCCACACGGATTTCGTGCGAATCCATAATGGTGCCACGGTCATCCTTAGGTAGGAAGATTTCGATAACTTTGTTGATGTCAGGGGTTTCGGCAACGAAGTAGACTTTGTCATCGTGAATTTTGAACATTACATTACGCTCCTTCTTGTTCACGCAAAAAGGCGGGCTCCCTAAAAACAGGAAGTCCGCCCTTTAAGCGAAATTGTGAATGTACGAAAGGCATAAAACCCTTTCGATATGGAATGTTATCTATCGTACAATTTTTATTGTAGTCGGTTCGCACAAGCACGCAACTATGATTTGGGATTTGAACCGCAAAAACAAAATGAAAACAGGGCAACGGCCATTGCGGTCGCTGCCCTATTGTTTTGCGCTGCTGCATGAAAAAGCCGCCCACCAGAAGGTGAACGGCGCTATACAAAATTAAGTGATTATATTCAAACCACCAAATTTCGTAAATACCCCTTTAAGGTTTGCAAATCCCACACGCCGAATACCCTTCCTGGATGAGCTCATCGCGGGGCCCCATATAGTCGATTCGATTCTTTTGACTCATCGATTCGACTGCAGAGCAATCGGGTTTGTGAAACTTCATAGTGCTCGTGTTCAGAACGTATGTCTCGTCTATGACAAGTGAAGCTTTGTCCTGTTCATCCTTGGAATCTGCAGCACTACCGGCTTCAATCCGATTTTCATCATGATATTCACCGAAAGTGAAACTTACCTCTTTGCCATCCGAGGTGCAGTAAATATCACCCAGCAGGTCTGTGCGATAAACCTCGACACCTTTGTTTTGCAACTTGTCGAGTGTTTCCTGATGTGGATGACCGTAACTGTTCTCTGTGCCACAAGAAATCACAGCATATGTTGGATTTACCGCATCCAGAAAAGCCTCTGAGGTAGATGTACTTGAGCCATGATGCCCTACTTTCAGAACTGTTGACTGAATGTC